ACAAAACTATGATGAAGTTAAAAGCATACCTAAGTCATATAAGCCTACACCAGCAGGACATAAGAAAGCTAAGGTAGCACCAAAGGATATGCCTAATAATGGACATCACCCTAATTTCAAATAAGATATGGCAACAGCGTTATTTATAAAACCAATAGATTTAAAAAGAAACTCAATTATTGATGGCTCGGTAGATGTTGATAAGTTTATCGGTTTTGTCAAAATTGCTCAGGAGATACACATAAGAAACTATTTAGGTACAGACCTATACAATAAAATCAGTACAGATATACTTGGTACAGGTGGTGCTAGTTTAACAGGCAACTATTTGACATTAGTAAACACATACATACAGCCTATGCTTATACACTTTGCAATGGTTGATTATTTACCTTTTGCTGCATATTCACTTAAAAACGGAGGACTATTTAAACATACAAGCGAGAATAGTGAATCTGTAAGTAAAGAAGAAGTAGATTATTTAATTGAAAAGCATAGAGATATAGCTGAATATTATACAAGGAGATTTATAGATTATATGAGCTTTAATCAAAATCTATTCCCTGAATATACAAGTAACACAAATGACGACATACACCCTGATAAAGATGCTTTATTTAATGGATGGGTTTTATGAAAGCATATAAAGTTAAAAAGAAAAATATTGACAAATTAATTACATATTTAAAGAGCAATGGCAGCATTAACAAACACACAAATATCGGTAACGTATGTAGGTCTCTTAAAAACAAGTGCTAATACAGTTTTATCCTCTACAGGTCAGCAGATAACTGATGGCGAGGGTAACAATAGTATTTTGTTTTTATCTACAGCAGGTGTAGGTATTGGCGGTGCAGCATCATCAGGTAAAGAGTTAGATGTAACAGGTAATGTGCTTGTAACAGGCGATTTACAAGTCGATAACATAAATATAGATGGAAACACTATATCAGCTACAAGTGGTGTTGTAACATTAGCAAATGGCGCGATAGCTACTACACAAAGTCAAAATGATAATTCCACTAAAATAGCAACAACAGCTTATGTAGATGCTGCAATAGATGGAATAGATACTCTTGCAGAGATATTAGCAATAGGTAACACAACTGGTGGAACAGATATAGCAGTAAGTGCAAATGACGATATTACTTTTACAAGTTCAAGCAAAGCTATTTTTGGCCCATCTACAGATTTACAAATTTATAGTGATGCTAGTAATAATTATATAGACAGCACAAGTAATGAATTAAGAATAAGGTCTAATGATCTTAGATTGTTAAATTTTGGAAGTGCAAAATATATAACTGCTGACAATGGTGCAGATGTTTCGTTATATCATAACGATTCTAAAAAATTAGAAACTACAAGCACAGGTGCAAAAGTAACAGGTAGTAATTTAAATGTATTTGCTGCATCAGGTGCGACTAAATTAGAGTTTGGTCAGACAAATGGTAATTGGAAAATAGAGGCAGGTAATAGTGGAAACAATACACTTATAATTGGTAGTGTTAGTAATGCTACAAACAACATAACACTTGATACAACAAATGGTGGAAGTGCTACTTTTTCAGGTAATGTATCTTTAACAAGTGGTGCTTTGTCAATCACGGCCGATGGCTCAAATGCAGTTACTTTTACAGAAAGTGGAGCTGGTTTAATGACTATCGCTGCACCAGATGATATTGTTTTAGATAGTGGATCAGATATAATTTTAGATGCAGGTGGAGATGATGTTAGATTAAAAGTAAGTGGAACTGAGTATGCTAAATTTGATAATTCAAGTAGTAATCTAAATATTACCTCATCAATACAAGATAAAGATATTAAATTTCACGGAAATGATGGTGGCTCAGCAATAACTGCTTTAACCTTAGATATGTCCGAGGGGGGAAACGCAACTTTTGCAAGTAATGTAGGAATTGGAGTTGTTCCAAATGCTAAATTAGAAATTAGTGATGCCACAAACGACAATTTAAGAATAGGAACTAGAGGTGGTAACATAAATATATTTTCAGTCAATGATGCTGGTGCTACTGCACCTTTAAGATTAGAAGCAAGTGATTTTCAATTCATAAATGGAGACGCAACTTTTGCAGGAGATGTTGGTTTAGGTGGCACAGGTTTATATACGAGTTCACATTCTTTAAATATAGATGGAACAGGTTTAGCAATAAAAAATAGTATAAATGGAGGAAGTAATAATTGGAGTCACATAACAAATACTGATACAGGTGGTGCATCTAATTTTGTATTTACTACTGGTGGTGGTATAGCTTTGACTTTAGCACAAAATAAAGACGCAACTTTTGCAGGTGATGTAACACTTGAGGGTGGTCGTGTTATAGTAAGAGAAAGCGATGATGGAAATGATGCAGCTAAATTAACAAGAGATGCAGATGAGGGTTATTTGCAATTATTTTCATCAGGTACACAAACCATAGAAATTAGAGGTAATGGTAATAGCTATTTTAATGGGGGTAACATAGGAATCGGAACAACAGCAGCAGCAAGTGGTAGTCATAAACTTGTAGTAGAAAGTGCAAGTACAACTGGAACTGTAAATTCACATATTGCTTTGATAGGTGATAGTGCAACAGATGGACAAGGGCCACAAATACTGTTTTCTGAATCAGGTGATGGTCAAGCTTTTGCTGGTGGAACTATTGGTTTTACTAGAACAGGTGGTAATAGTCAAGGTGATTTAGTATTTGGTACAAGAGGTACTTCAGGAGATGCTACTACAACCACAACAGAAAGAATGCGTATAACATCTGGGGGTGCTACAACTTTTGCAGGAGAACTTACAGCTAACGGCGATTTATTACAAGTATCAGGAGCACATCCTGAATTAAAACTAAACGATAGTGATGACTCTAATCATTCTTTGGTGTCCTATTCGGATGGTGATTTACTTATAAGTACAAATCACGGTAACGAGGCAGGTGCCGCTGATACTATTAGATTTGCTAATAATGGTGCAACAGAAAGAATGCGTATAACATCTTCAGGGGATATTGGAATTGGAAGTACTAGCCCATCATCTTATAATTCAAGAGGTCAAGATTTAGTTATAAAAAAGACAGGTAGTGATGTAGGTATAAGTATTGTAGCTGAGGCAAGTGGTGGAACAGATTACTCAAGTTCTATATTATTTGCAGATGGTACAGGTGGAACAGCAGGTTATAGAGGTATAATAGAATATGACCACGCTTCCGACTATATGGCTATTGGCACAGCAGCAACAGAAAGAATGCGTATAACATCTTCAGGGGAATTAATAGTAGGTAAAACTTCTTTCACTGCTGATAGTTTAAGAATAGATGGTAATGGTATTATAAGTACAGAAAGAAGTGGAACATCAGCATCAACGCATCATAATTTTTTTAATGGCAATGGATTAGTTGGCACAATACAAACAAGCGGTACAGCAACAGTTTATAACACATCATCAGATTATAGACTAAAAGAAGATTTGCAAGACTTTGCAGGATTAGATATGGTTTCTAAAATACCTGTATATGACTTTAAATGGAAAACAGATGAAAGCAGAAGTTATGGCGTAATGGCTCACGAACTAGAAGAAGTATTACCACAAGCAGTAACAGGAGAAAAAGATGCAGAAGAAATGCAATCGGTAGATTATTCAAAAATAGTACCACTACTTGTAAAATCAATACAAGAATTAAAAAAAGAGATAGAAATTTTAAAAAGTAAGTAATTATGGCAAAAACAAAAATAAGTTATAATTGGGTGATAAATGCTCTTGATGCAAAAATCAAAGAGGATAAAAACCAAAACGTAATATACAATGTGCATTGGGGTTACAATGCCAATAAAGGCGATTATAATGCAAATATGATAGGCACCTATAGTGTTGTATATGACAAAGATAATTTTATTGAATATGATAAATTAAAAAAATCTGATGTAACAAAATGGCTTGAAGCTGGATTAAATGTAGATTCTATGAAAAGCAATCTTGCAGGTCAAATAGACAAACAAGAAAATCCAACGGATGTTATATTACGACCAAGTTGGTAATTTAATATATTTGTATAAAATATAAAATTATGAGTAAAAAAATAAAAGAATCAGAATTAGAGATATTACAAGATTTGTTAAATAATCAAGCAAAAGACCAGCTTGAATTAGGTAAAGCATATCATAGTAAAAGTATTTTAGAGGTTAGAATACACGAGTGGCATAAGAGTTTGACACAAGCTGAGGCAGACTTCAATAAATACATTGCTAAGTTAAAACAAACATATGGCAATTTTTCAAATATAAATCTTAGTGATGGCTCTATTCAAGAAATAGAGAACAATGAGCAAAGTACTGAATGAGGATACACAGGTTAAATTAGATTTAAAAACAATAGGTATTATTGTAGGTGGTGCTATATCACTTGCAAGTATGTATTTTATTATGCAGGCAGACATAGCAGAGGCTAAAGAATTACCTACTTTTCCTGTGTCAGATAAAGAAATAGAATTTAAAGACAAGCTCATACGATCTCAAATTGATTTAACTCAACAACAGGTAGAGAACATTCAAGAGGATGTGAAAGAAATAAAGGAAACTGTTGAGAAAATAGAAGAACGAATCTATGAACTTAAAAGATAAAATATGTGCCCTATTAACTGTCCTCTTTGCATCTACTGTCAGTAGTCAATACTATAAAGAAAAAATTAGTGTTGTACTATTCAAAGCAGAATTTGTAGAACAAATCTCTTTAAAAGATTATAGAGACCATAATACTTATGTGTTTGATTTTGAAAACGCAAAACACGAAGATTACTTTATTGACGAGACAATAGAGTTTTTACCTACTATAGTGCTTTATAACAATGGTAATGAAGTATATAGAGTAGAGGCAGGTATTACACTTAAAATGCCTGAAGATTATAAAACAAAACTAGAAAAAGAAATAAACAAACTAATAGAAAATAAATTTAGATGAAAAAGTTATTAATATTTATGATGCTTATGTTTTTTTGTAACACACAAGCACAAGTCTTAAAAAAAGTATATGATGAGCTTTTTAAGTATTCTACATTATATATGTCAGGAGATATATCTAACTCTTATGAAAATACTGTAAAAGATTATTTTGTAGAGAGACCAGCAGATAATAATTTATATGACATACCTGAAGTTATTGATGTAACAGAATATTATCCATTTGACTATCGTATAGCTTTTGGAATTAGAAGATTAGGCCTTTTTGATTACGAGGTAAAATCTAAACACTACTACGATGGCTCAGAATCTACAGTTGGACTATCTGCACCTACAGCAGCAGTAAGAGGTTTTGAATACTTATTTAATTTTGAATTAGAAAGAGAAAGAGGAGAGGAGTTTAAGAACTCAAGATATTTTATTAGACATACAGGTAAATATCACATTGTAAAACTAGAGCAAAGAGAACAAGGTAATATTGGTTTTAAATATCAATCAGCAGAGCTTAGAGCTAGAATACCTTTAGGTAGAAAATTAAGTATAAGTGCTGGTGCAATATATAGAACACACTCAGCAGAGACAGGTACAGGATATAATCCTATAGAAATTTGGTTAAATAGAACAGATACTTATGTAGATGCTTATGGTAATGTTATTGAATACCCAATAAACCCTTGGTACACTTTAGGATTTATTTATGGATATACAGACCACTTTACTAAGTACACAGACATACAAACAGGACAAGAAAGATTTGACTGGATTTGGAAAGATAGTAACGGTGATATAGTTGCATACTCAGATATAGATTTTAGAAATACAATATTTGGCGATCTGATGAATAGATGGAATGAGGAGCAATTTGCTTTTATAGATGACTTTGGTTTAATATCTCCTATAATAGGTTTTGATTTTTACCATAATAGGAATAATTTTTGGACACATATATACGGAAGTTACTTACCCCCTTATCATAAATACATACAAGGTGATATTGATTTTAGTTACCTGAACAGAAACAACTATGGAAAGGGTGGCCTTAGGAAAGATGCTAACTTAGAACAATGGGAAGACTATCAGTTTGGTGCAGTAATAGGATGGAAAATAAAAAGATTTGGCATATTCTTAGAGGGAGAATACACTAAGTTTTGGGATACAGAAATATACAACAGTTCAATCGGAATAAATTATAGATTATGAGTACAGAATTATCAGAAGATACTAAATTAACACTTGACCTTAAAACAATAGGAATTATAGTGGCAGGTGTTTTGTCATTAGCAAGTATGTGGTTTACTTTGCAAGGTGATATAAATGATTTACAAAATAAAATTGACGGATTAAGCGGTGAGGAATTTGTAAAAAAAATGGAATTTCAGCTTAAAGACGAGCTTGTAAGATCAACAATAATTACAATAGAAAAATCTACGGATGGTCTAAAAGAGGATATATTAGTCAATAAAGAATCAATAAAAGAATTAGAGGACAAAGTTTATAAAAGATGAAAAAATTAATTTTAATACTAACGCTTTTAGTTAGCAGTTATACTTTCAGTCAAGATGTTACTATTTTACATATCAACGCAAAATGGAATACAAGTAACGATTATAATTTAGATAGAATTAGAAACGCAAAAGTATTGAAAGTGTTTTTAGAAGAACAAAAAGCAGATTTTAAAGCACAAATAAAATCAGTACCTACTATTGTTTTAATTGGTAAAGATGGTAAGCCTAAAGGTCAATGGTCAGCAGGTTTATCATTTAAGTTAGAAGTACCTTTAGAGGAGATACAAGGTAGAATAAACACAATACTATTTAAGAAATAATGAGAAAAATAAACAAGCTCATAGTACATTGTTCAGCTACACCTGAGTTTAAAGACTTTGATGTTGATGATATAAGAGAATGGCACGTAAAAGGTAATGGTTGGTCTGACTGTGGTTACCACTATGTAATAAAATTAGATGGCACTTTACAAGAGGGTAGGCCTGTAGAAAAAATAGGCGCACATTGTGGGGGTCATAATAGAGATAGCATAG